GCGCTCACTGAGCAGCGGGTGCGCGAGCTCTTGAACCTCGAGGCAGACGCCGACGTCGAGGCCGCGATCGCAGCGCTCAAGCCGGCCGACAAGCCCGAGGGCGATGCCGGCACCGGCACCCCGCCGGAGGGCACCCCGGCGCCCGAGGGCACCCCGCCCGCAGGCACCGCGCCCGTGACCGGCACCCCGGCCGCCACCGAAGGCGCCCCGGCAACGGTGACCCTGTCCGCCGGCGCCCTGGCGCAGCTGCAGGAGCAGGCCAAGGCGGGCAAGGATGCCGCCGACGAGCTCGCCAAGCAGCGCCGCGACAAGGCCATCGTGACCGCGCTGCGCGAGGGCCGGATCACCCCGCACGAGTCCAAGACCTGGCGCGAGCAGCTGGACGCCAACGAGGCCAGCACGGTCGCGCTGCTCGGCGCGCTCACCCCCGGCCGCAACGGCAGCACCGTCGAGATCGGCACCGACCTCGACGTGTCCGCGCTCGGCGCCGGCGACGCCAATGCCGAGAAGGTCTGGGCGGACTCCGCTAAGGACCTGTTCGGCGTCGACCTGACCGGAGGTAACTGACCCATGGCAACCAACCCCGCGATGCCGCTGTACGAGTACGGCAAGAACGTCAGCTGTAGGGCCACCGCGAACGTCACCGGCAAGCGGTTCGTCGCGATCTCCGGGAACGGCGTACTGCCGAACCCGAGCGCAGCGCACGCCACCGCGGCCGGCCGAGTGTTCGGCGTCTCCGGCTACGACGTGCCGTCCGGCGAGATGTTCCCCGTCGTTCGCAAGGGCGTCGTGCCCGTGACCGCGGGCGCAGCGCTGACCGCCGGCCAAGAGGTCGAGGTCGGCGCGGCCGGCGTCGCCGTCGTCAAGGCCGCCGGCGTCGCGGTCGGCGTGGTGCTGTTCGACGCCGCCAACGCCGCCGACGCGTACGTCGACCTCTACTGATCCGCACCCGGGCAACCGGAAACCGAAACGGAGAACAACCTCATGCCTGGCAACCTGTACCCGGGTGCAGCGCCCACGGTCAACGGCGACAAGATCACCGTCGAGCAGTGGATGAAGAACCCGACCATGCTGCGCCGCACCCTCGAGTCGATGGCGTCTCAGCGCTGGATCGCTGACTTCATTTTCTCGAGCGGCGACGCCATGGGTGGCGCCGTGATCTACGACCAGCTGACCGCGCAGGACCTCTACCCGGCCACGGGTGACGTCGGCGAGATCGCCCCGGGCGACGAGTTCCCGATGGTCGACACCTCGGACCCGACCCCCAAGGTCGCCAAGGTCGCCAAGCGCGGTCTGATGACCAAGGTCACGTACGAGACCGTGCGCCGCAACGACCGGGACACGTTCGCGCGTGCCCTCGTCAAGCTGCGCAACGCGCTCGTGCGGAAGGTCGACACCGTCGCGTTTGCGACGCTCGACGCCGAGCCGTTGATCCCGTTCGTCACCGCGGCGACCGTGATGAGCAACGCCGCAGCCGACCCGATCAACGACTTTCTCGGCGCGATCAAGGTGGTCGACGAGGCCGACCTCGGGTACCACGTCGACACGGTGATCCTGAACCCGGCCGAGGCGTACAAGCTCGTCGGCCGGAAGGACGTCCGCGACGCCCTGCCGCGGGAAAACACCGCGATCAACCCGATCCTCTCCCGCCAGCTGGCCGGCTTCCTGAACATCCCCAACTGGGTGATCAGCAACCGGCAGACCGCGGGTAAGGCTCGGCTCCTGCAGGCCAAGGTGTGCGGCTCCCAGCGGGACGAGATCCCGTTCTACAGCCGCAACATCGACAAGCCGGAAAACGAGGCTTGGTTCGTGCAGGCCGCGCGGGTCACGGTCCCCGTGATCACCGACCCCAAGTCCATCGTCGAACTGCGAGGCCTGTGATGGGAACCCGTCGCACGCCCGCCTCGGCGAGCACACCCGACCCGGCCGCGGCCGAGGTCGAGGCACAGACGGCCGGCGCGACCGAGGTGGCCGACACCACCCCGGCCGCGCCGGCGGACGACCCCGCCACCAAGGGAACGGAGGACAGCGGCGACGCCGACCACGTCGCCGCTGTCCCCACCGGTGACGGATCCGACGACCAGGTCGACCCGCGTGCGGGCGCCCTGGCGAACCTCGTGGCTGGTTTGGGCGCCGGCGACGAGACCTCCGGTGGGGAGGTGGCACAGGTCGCCGCTCCGGCCCCGTCTCCCTTGCATGACGGACAGGACTGGGGTGGCGACCTGCCGCACATCGTGCTCGCGCACGAGTATCACGCGCTCGTCGACAAGAGCCGCGTCTCGGCGCCGTACGGCGAGGTGGTCCTCGTGACCGCGGCCGAGGCCAAGCGTGGCGTGTCCCTGGGCGCGCTCAAGCCCGTCGACTGACCCCTGCAGCAACCGGAACGAGGGCGGTACCCCAATGGCGCAAAGCGACCCGATCGAGCCTTTCGGCGCGAGCGTCTCAGGGGTATCCGCCCTCGTCCCAGCTGCGCCCGTTCTCGACGCGCTGCAGCCCGGGCAGAAGGGCGTCACCGCGGCACAGGTGGCGCTCTGGGTCGAGGAGCTCTCCGAGGCTGTCGACCTGCGCCTCGCCGGCCGCGAACGACTGCGAAACGAGGCGCGGCTCGCATCCCTGCTCAAGGCTGCTCGAGGCGTGATCCACAACGGCGCCGCGTCGTACCTCGAGTCGGCCCGGTTCGCCGAGCGCGCAGCGGTCGCCGACACGACGTACGGCGAGGTGCTGTGGAAGCGGTACACCGATGGGCTGCGCGAGCTCGTCGACATGCTCACCGCGTGGCTCAGCGACCAGGACGACTCGACCCCCGAGGCGAACAATGCGCCGGCGTGGTCGTTCCCCGAGACGTCGTTCCCTGACGGCATGAGGTTCTGACATGGCCGCCCGGCTCACGTTCTCGTTCTACGGCGACGTACAACTCGACCGCACCCTCGCCCGGATCGAGAAGAACCCGAAGGACGCCCGCCCCCTGTGGGAGGCGCTGGCGGACCGGTTCGCCCTGATCCAAGCCCGGCAGTTCAAGTCGAGCGGCCGGTACGCGTCCGGCGGATGGCCGGCTCTCTCGCCGCGGTACGCCGCGTGGAAAGCCAAGCACTACCCGGGCGCCCCGATCCTTGTGCGCAGTGGCGACCTGCGCGACTCGCTGACCCGCCGGCCGTTCGGCGTCGACGTCATCGAGAAAAAGTCCATGGCCATCGGCTCAGACGTGCCGTACGGGCTCTATCACCAGCGGGGCGAGGGATTGCCCCAACGGCGCCCCGTCGAGCTCACAGAGGCCGAGCGGCGCCGCTGGACGCGTGCTCTGCAGCGGTACGTCATCACCGGTGAAGCGAGCACCAAGTGATCGGGCTCGAGGGCGCGTGCCAGCTGGTCACCGATCGGCTCGAGGCAGCGCTGCCCGGCAAGACGGCCGAGCTACGGACCCGGCTCGGCGCGCAGCCCGACGACCTGCCCGACGTCATCACCGTCATTCCACACGAGCTCGCCCGGCTCGAGCTCGAGCAGTGGCCGGCCGTCATGGTGGTCGGGCAGAACCTCGAGCAGATGGTGCGCGACGACGTCGAGGCCGATGGCACGACGTGGCTGTGCACGTACCGGCTGCGCGTGTGGGTCTGGGCTCGAGGCAACGATTTCGGGCACACGGACCGGATCCGCAAGCGGCTCACGCTGGCCGTGCGCGAGCTCCTGATGCAGCTGCGCCGGCTGGCAGCTGACGGACAGATCGACGACCGCTCGATCGCCGAGTCGTACAGCGACCTCGACGTCGACAACGCCGGCGCAACGATCGGCGGATCGTGGCTCGAGTTCCTGCTCGTCACCCGCGAAACGCTCGGCACCATTCCAATCGCGGGGCTCGCCGATGACGTCGTGCTCGACACGGGCGCCCTCCCACAGCACCCCGCCCTGTAACCAGAAGGTGAGCCCCATGGAGCAGTGGGAGACGGTTTTCAACCCGGGCGATACGCCCCGCAGTCGCGACGTCGAGGGCCGCATTGTCGGCGCCGGATCGTTCGGCACCGCGCGGGCCGACCTCGACCCGGCAGCAGCTGACATCGCAGCTGGTCGCCTGCTCGTCGTGTCGACCCCGGATCCGGTCCCCGCGGACCTGAACCCCGAGGCCGACGCCGCGATGCGGGAGACCCTGCGCCAACGGCAGGGAGGCGGCCGACGCAAGGCCGCCACCGCCAAGACCAACCAGACGGAGGACTGACATGCCCGGCGTGATCGTTCGGACCGCGACCCGGTCCGGTCCCGCGAACCCGAGCTCGCCCGAGAGCGCGCGGTACTTCGTGGCCGGGCAGGCAGAGCGCGGATCCACTACCGCCCCGATTCGGGTGCGTTCCATGGCCGAGTACGAGCTCCTGCTCGGCGGCCGCGTGTCGTACGGAACCCTGTACGACGACCTCAAGATGTATTTCGAGGAGGGCGGCGCCGAGGCCTACGTCGCCCGCGTCGTCGGCGCGGCCGCGACCGCCGGATTCCTTCTACTCAAGGACCGTGCGGCCGTCACCCCGCTCGACACCCTGCGCGTCGAGGCATCGTCCCCGGGCGCGTGGTCGACCAACATCACGGTCGAGGTTGCCGCCGGCACCGTCGCCGCGTCGTACAAGCTCGTGATCCGGTACAACGGCGCGATCGCCGAGACGTTCGACAACCTGCTCACGCCGGCCGATGCGGTCGGCGCGGCCGCCCGGTCGACGTACGTGCGCGTGACGAACCTCGGTTCGGCGACCGTTGCGCCTGGCAACCTGCCCGCCATCCTGGCGGCGACCGCGCTGTCAGCTGGCACCGATGACCGGGCCGCCGTCACCGCGGGGAACGTCTCCTCGGCCCTTGACCGGTTCGGTTTCGAGCTCGGCTCCGGCGCGGTCGGCATGCCGGGCTACACCTCGGCGCAGGTGGGCGCGGCCGCGATCGCTCACTGCAAGACGTACAACCGGATCGCCCTGCTGTCCGTAGCCTCGAACGCCACCTCGGCCGACGCCATCGCGGCCGCCGGCGCGTTCTCGTCGGATGGCGAGTACGCCGGGATCTTCTACCCGTGGGTGGTTGTTCCGGACGGCGCGACCGCGACGCGCACGATCTCGCCCGAGGGCTACGTCGCCGCCTGCCGTGCCCGGGCGCACCGCACGGTCGGCGCGTGGCGCGCACCGGCCGGCGAAATCGCGCAGGCGACGTACGTGATCTCGCCGGCGACCGCGCTGACCAAGGCGGTCGCGAACCAGCTGGACGAGGCGCGAGTCTCGACGATCCGCACCATCATCGGCACGACCCGCCTGTACGGCTGGCGGTCCCTGTCCCTCGACGCAGAGAACTACGCCCTGCTGATCGGGCGGGACATGCTCAACACGTTCGCCGTGCAGGGCGAGAAGCTGCTCGAGCCGTACGTGTTCGAGACCATCGACGGCCGCGGGCAGCTGCTCGGGCGGATCGCTTCCACCCTCGTCGGCATGGTCGACCAGGTCCGGCAGGCCGGCGGGCTGTTCGAGCGGATCGACGAGAGCGGCGAGCAGATCGACCCCGGTTACTCCGTCGACGTCGGGCCGGCCGTCAACACCCCCGACGTGTTCGCCGAGAACCAGGTGCACGCCGTGCTCGCGGTGCGCGTCTCCCCGGTCGGCACCTTGATCGACCTGACCATCGTCAAATCTGGCCTCACGGCCAACGTCTGAGAAAGGACCCTCGACCAATGAAGTCGTCACAGAGGCAGTTCCTCTGCAGCGTCGACGGCATCCCCGGCTACTTCGCAACGTTCGAGGGCGCCGAGGTGGAGGCCGAGACCTCGACCGCATGGGATGGCGGCGCCAAGCAGCCGGACCTGCTGTCGTCTCCGGCGGAAACGTCGAACATCGTGATGCAGCGGCCGTACGATGCGGCCGCCCATCAGCCGATCATCGACCGGCTCGAGAAGGTGGTTGGACGACTGCGCGTCACCGTCACCAAGCAGCCGACCGACCCCGATTTCACGCCGATCGGTCGGCCCAAGACGTACCCGGCATCCCTGCTCAAGCGCGTCACCTCTCCGGAGTCGGACGCCTCGAGCGGCGACGCCGCGACGTGGGAGCTCGAGTTCGTCACCTCCGGGCCGGCGTAAGCCCCTGCTGGGCTCGGGACTGGTCGCGGCACGCCACGATTGATGGCAGCCGGCCGCCGAGCTCGGCAGGCATAGACGGGAGCGCCCGCAACCTGACACGGGGGGTTGCGGGCGCTCCCCTTTGTCGTTCCGGGGCGAGGTCCCACACGGCGCCGCCAGTCGGTCAGATGCTCACCGCAGAACGACCCACCACCACAGGAGGCACGACCCGTGAGCACCGACACCCCGTATCAGTTCAACCTGCCGGCCGCGGCAGCCAGCTCGCTCGAGGACGAGATCACGTCGCACGAGCCGCAGAGCGACCTCGACCTGCTGCGCGCCGACCTGCCCGAGCTCAAGGTGCAGGACACCCGTCTCCCCGTGCCCGGCCGCGAAAAGTACGAGGTCGCGTTCCGCACCAACATCGACGAGCCCGAGCTCGAGGGCTGGCGGAAGCGCTGCAAGTCCAAGCAGCACACGGACGGGATCGACGGCATCAAGCTCGGCAAGCTGCTGCTCGCCAACACGTGCGTCGGGATCTACCGCGACGGCAAGCAGCTGCTCGACAGCGAGGGCGACCCGCTCAAGTTCGCCCACCAGGAGTTCCTGTCGCTGCTCGGTACGCCGAGCGCGGCCGAGGCAGTCAAGGGCTTCTATCAACTCGACTCGTCGATCTCGTCCGTGTCGCAGGCCGTCATGCGCGCGGCCGGCTGGGGTGACGAGCTCGACCCTTTGGACCGCTAGTCGAGGCGATGCAGCGGCACCCGCTGCTCAGGCAGGCGGCCGCGGTCGCGTCGACGTTCTCGCTCGACCCGGTCGCCGTACTGCGCGAGACCGACGTGCACTGCAAGGCGGCGCGGATCGCCGCACACAACGCCGTGATCGAGATGGAAAAGAAAGCCGCCGAGAAGGCGTCATGAACCGAGAGGACCGGACACCATGGCCGACGACCTAGTCGTCAGGGCAGCGCTCAAAGATGAGTTGTCCGGTCCCCTCGGCGATATCCGCTCCGAGCTCCGTGAGCTCAACAAGGCCGCGGACCAGACCACCAGGTCAGCAGACAACGCCGGCGGCGGGCTCGCCCGGATGGCTCGAGGCGCCGGCGGACTAGCCAAGATGCTCGCCGGCGGAGTCGTCCGCACCGTCAAGGCCACCGTCATCGGGCTCGGCGCCCTGGCGGTCGCCGTCGCGACAGCTGGGGTCAAGTTCACCGGGCTCGCCATGGACGCCGCCGAGACCGCGTCCGCGTTCAACACAGTCTTTGGTGCGGCCGCTAAGAACGTGCAGTCGTACCTCACCGACCTCAGTACCCGGTTCGGCATCACCACCGCGGAACTG